GAAGAAGTTCCGGATGGGGTGATCCCCGTAGTTGGTCATGTCCAGCCGTCCGCGAGATCCTTGCGGGCGTTGTGCACCCAGTCGACCGGTCGGCGGCCGGTGTTCGTGGTCTGGGTGCAGAGCTGGTCGGCGGACGCACCGCACGCGGGGCAGGCGACGGCCAACGGTTCGATGTCCGGGCCGGGCGTGGTTGACAATGAATTCTCCTCTAGTTGGTGCCGGCGATGCCGGCCTCGATGGAATCGGCCAGCTCGCGCAGGAAGCTGACCTTGATGTCGGCGGGCATCGGGCCGTCCGTGATCACGTGCAGGTGGTCATCGATCCGCTCGACCACGACCATGAGGACCACGTTGGTCGTGGTCACCACGTGCACCTCGATCTCGGGATCGTCACCGGGCGGTGTGACCTCACAGGGTGTGTGCGTGCCGGCCGGGGTGCCGGTGCACTCCGGGGTGCCGGTACGGTCGAGCCACGCGCCGTACCCGTCCTGGGCAATGCGGTGGTGGCAGTGCAGACACGCGGTCATATGGGGCCCTCCCGAGATCGGTTACCTGCTGATGTTATCATTAACAACATGACATCAGCGCTGTGGAAGCCGCCGGACCATTTGACCGTGACCTACTCCGGCCTGGGCAAGTTCACCCAGTGCCGGCGGATGTGGCACCTGGCCGAGTACCGCGGGCTGCGACGCAAGGACGAGGAGGCCCGGACCGGTCCGCTGCCGTTCGGCGGCCGGATCCACACCGCGCTCGAGCTGTGGGTCAAGGGCAAGATCGAGCACCCGGTTGACATCTGGAACACCCTGATGAACGCCGAATATGTGTGGGCGGAGAGCCAGGGATTCATCACCGAGAAGCTGGACAAGGAAGCCAAGATGGGCCACGTCATGCTCAGTGGCCTGCCGGACTGGCTCGAGCAGGAAGGCTTCTGGGCCACCTATGAGGGGATCTCGGCGGAGACGGCGCTGAGCGACCACCTGACCGTGGTGGTCGTGCTGGGCGGCCAGGAGGTGCCGGTCAAAGTGCTGATCCGGGGCAAGGCGGACATGATCCTGCGACGCAAGACGGACGACAGCTACTGGATCATGGACTGGAAAGCGCTGCCCCTGGACGAGCCGGTGGCCACGCCGACCGGCTGGACCCCCATCGGCGAGCTGAACGCCGGTGACCTGGTGCTCGGGTCGGACTACCAGCCGACCGAGGTGCTCGGCACCTACGATCTAGGGGACGACGACGTCTACCGGATCACGTTCAACGATGGCACCTGGGTCCGGGCCAGCGGTGACCACTTGTGGACCGTGGAACGGTACACAGGTGGGCGACTGCGGAAGACGAAGACGATCACCACCCGGGAACTGCGCTGGCAAGGAGCAGGGCATGAGGATCGCATCGCACCGTTGACCCCGCTGGCATTCACCGAACCCGCCAGATTGCCGATCGACCCCTATGTGCTGGGTGTGTGGCTGGGAGACGGTGGACGGAACATCAGCCCGTACAAAGGCAGAGTGCCCATCTTGGTCGGACAGGCCAAGAAGGACGTGGTGCTCCGGGTTGCCGAGCTCACCGGAAGCGTGGTGTCAACCATCAGCCGGACGGGCAGCGCCGATCAGTTCCGGGTGAGTCCGGACATCGGCATTGCGCTCGACCACTATGGCCTGCTCACGATGAAGTCGCCACAACGGTGGATTCCGATGGACTACCTCCGTGCGTCCTATGACCAACGGCGGGCACTGTTGCACGGACTGTTCGACACGGACGGCAGTGTGCAGACCAGCGGGTCGGTGCACTATGCGACATCATCACTGCTGCTGGCCGAGAACGTCGCGGATCTGGTGCGCTCGCTCGGCGGCTGGGCTCGAGCGACGAAGATGAAGCGGGCCAACCGGTACATCAAAGGCGGTGAAACTATCTGGACCGGACAATCGTCGTGGCAGGTAGTCACCAAGCTGCCGTTCAATCCGTTTGATCTACATCAAGGTAAGGCTGCGAAGGTAAAGCCGTCCGGACACCAGGCGAAGTTGATCAGGGCGGTCGTGCCGGACGGCCGGTCGGCCGTGCGATGCATCAAGGTGGCGGCCGATGATTCGTTGTTCTTGACTCGGTACCTGACGCCGACTCACAACACGACCGCGGCGCTAGCCGAATCGGTGCTGGTGGTGTTGGCGAAGTCCCCGCAGACCCGAATCTACGCAATGCTGGCCAAGCTGGCCAACCCGGAGCTGAAGTTCTACGGCGGGCTCATCGTGTTCCTGCGGAAGGTCATGCAGACCGCGGCGGCCAAGCCACCGTTCTACGCGCAGATGGAGATCCCGATCTCCAAGTCCGACATGATCGCCTACCGGCGCCGGCTGCGGGCCGCGGTACAGGACATGGCCGGCGTCTACGTCGCGCTGCAGAACGGCGTCGATCCGGACGACGTCGCCTACTTCACGCCCAGCCGGCCGAACTGCATGTCCTGCCAGTTCCGCCAGCCCTGCGACCTGATGGCCAGCTACCCGGCCGGCGCGGTGGACATGCTCAAGGACATGTACGTGCACCACGACCCGTTCGCCCGGTACTCCGCGATGGGCGGCAAGGAGGGCGACGACGACGCCGGTTGATCACGTCCGAGAGCTGATCTTACCTGTGGACGCATCCACAGACCCTCCGGAGTGTGACTGGCCAATTGCATTCGGTGTGAATCCGTACTGGCGGAGGATGTGGATTCGACAAGGTTGATAGTGTTAAGTCATGCGGCCTGGTAGCGTCGGTGACGGCTAGCACTCTTCTCGAGTCTCGCTGCCGCTCGCACGACCGGCCGTTGTCGTGCATCTGGAGGGTCCATCTGTGACCACCAAGGACCAACTCACCGCGTCGCTGAGCCACGCCGTGTGGGACCTGCTGCGGGCCAAGGGCGTCGTCGGGATGCGCAAGCCGACCAGCGTCGGCGAGGTCGCCACCAATACTCTGAAGCCCGCGGCACTGGACGCCCTGCTGAGCAACGCCCTGATCTCCAACCCGGTGGACACCCGCGCACAGCTGGAGGCCGACGGCTACACCGCCGAGGCGCTGGTGCTCGAGGTACTGGAGGTGCCCGACATCCCGGAGAACCGGCAGACCCAGGATGGGTTCGAGTTCTCCGCAATCGAGGGACTGACCCAGTACCTCACCACCCGACTCACCGCCTCACTCACCGGCGGGGTGCAGCAGCGGCTCAACTCCAGCCACGGACTCTGGTTGGTCAGCTACCGGCCGAAGACTGCCGCCCGGAGTCTGCTGGATCCCCGGTATGGCGCGACCGGCAACGCCGACCTGATCCGCGAACTGCACACGATCCCGACGATGCAGCGCCAGGTCGGGATGCAGCTGCGCGTGGCGCAGACCGCGCTCACCGTGTGGCATCGGGTGCCGGCCGCCGCGGCTGCGTCGATCGCCGCAATGGATATCAAGGTGCTCGCCCACCAGGCGGTGCGGGCGCGGAACTACGACCTGGTCACGGCCGAACTGACCTCGACACAGCGGGCCGAACTGGACGCGGCCATCGACGCGGAGGTTTCCGTGTTCGCCGGCATCACCGCACCCAAGATGGCCGAGATCAAGGCGGCCGAACCGGTGACCAGCAAGGGCGCCGAATCCGACGATGAGATGTTCAGTGACCACTGAACTGTTCGCTGACGCGGGGCTCTCCCGGGCGAGGCAGAGGGGGACAAGGCGCGTGTACAGCTTCGAGAAATCCTGCGAGTTGCGGGACGAGACCGTGGTCAACATCCGAGAGATTCGCCACGACATCGTCGAGGCGGTGGCCGGTCGGTACCACAAGTTGTGCGACGAGCTGATCGAGGCGTACCAGAACGAGGTCCACATCTCGCTCTATGCGAACGAACCGAAGCCACCGACCAAGTCAGTGGCGTGGCAGCGCTACGTCCTGGAGGTCGGTGCATCGAGTGCGTCGGGGATCAAGGATTTCCCGGGGCGCAAGGAGCTGGTCGTCAAGATGAGCGAGTCCGGCATGTCGACCCGAGTGATCGGGGCAGCAATCGGAGTCGATCAGAAGACTGTCGTCAATGATCTTGGCAAAGGTGAGGAAAATTCCTCACCACAGAACAAGATCGACCTCGTGGACAAGGCCAAGGTGCCGATCGGCAAGCTCAGCAAGAAGTACACCGACGCCTACGCGGCGGCCGTCACCGAGCACCCGACCTGGAAACCAACCCATGTTCAGGAGTGGCTGAACCAGAAGTTCGCGCCGCTGGCGTTCACCACTCCCGATGTCACCTACCTGGCCATGCTCGCCGACGCACCAGCCGAGATCCGGGATGCCTACACGGACGGGAAGATCAGTTTCCTGGCCGTCAAGGCGGTGCTCAAGCACAAGTGGGCGCACCTGACGTCGGACGAGATGAAGGTGCTGATCGTCCGCAAGGCCGTCGCCGGATTGATCGGCACCGGGTCGGCCGCCTGGATCACCAAGATGATGGACATCGCCGGCCAGGTGAACGCCAACCCGGCGATCAAGAAGGTGTGGTTCGACCCGGCCACCGAGTCGACCATGAGCTACGACGACGCGCTCGACGCACTGGTCGAGAGCAAGGCATCGTCGGACAAGTTCGTCGCCGACGAGAAGCAGTTCATCGCCACGCACGGGCCGACGATGTCGGTGTCACTGAAGGTGCCCGAGCTGATGGCCAAGCTGCGCGCCACCATCGAACAGGTGCGCCAGGAGATGCCGATGCTGGTGCAGCTCACCTTCGAGACCGACGCGGTCGGCCAGGAAATGATGGACATCGGCCTCGAGCTGTACGAGGCCGGCGCACTGGTCAAGAACAAGGGCGTCCCGGTTGACACGGCCGCCCAGCCGACCGCGGGATCGACGCTCGCCGACGACGGCTACGGCTACCAGGCCGAGGCCGACGGGTACGCCGGTGTGTCGACGACCGGCGGACAGGCCGGCTATTACGTGGACGCCGATCCGGCATGAGTTTCCCACTGACCTGGGAACCGGACGATCACGACAGATTGTACGAACGCGCGGCGCAAGCCTGGGATGAGGACCTGGAATCCCAAGAAGACGAGCGGCGTATCGGGCTAGAGGAAACCTACCTGGACCTGATGGACGACGTGGTCGCCGAGCAGTTGGACGAGTGGCGCAGCGACCAGGCTGCGACCGCCCGGAACGAATTCATCGCTCGCTATATGGAAGAACACACCACCGAAACCGAGGACGAGAGGTGATAGCCTGGACCAACCACGACTAACACCCAAATACCAAGTACACCAACACATCCGGAAAGAAAACGATGCTGCTGTGATGACGATGAATACTGCCCTTTGCCGGTGTGGATGCGGTGAACCGGCCGTGCGGCGCCAGTTCTTCATGGACGGCTACCGGCGGTGGGTGGTCCAGAAGTGAAGCGGGCGCACAACCTGCACGAGCTGGCCGAGGGCGCCGTCTACTGCCGCGCGTTCGGGCATTCGTGGAGCCACCCGGACAAGAAGGCATTCGGCGGCAAGGGGCACAAGGCGGGCTGGAACGTCACCCTGATCTGCTCGGTCTGCACCACCGAGAAGCACTTCCAGCTGAGCCGGCGCGGGGAGCTGACCGCGCCGCGCTACATCTACCCGGACCACTACCTGGCCACGTTCTTCGTCGGTCCGGACGAACGAGCCGCGATGCGACTCGATGCGCTGGACCTGCCGGTCGCGCTCGCCGCGGTCGGCTGACTAGATGCCCCCCGAACACGAAAACGAGGTGATGCCCCATGACTACCCTGACCGCACCCGAGCCGGTGGCCGCGAATAACGCGATGCACCAAGCCCTCACGATGTTGGTGCACGGGTATTCCTAGCGTCCAAAGTCGGCAAGAGTGCGCTGGCATCCAGTACCCCGCCGCCCCGGGTGTACTTCGACGTGGAGAACGCGACCCGGTTCCTGCCCATCCGGCCGATCCTGTGGGACCCGGTCGGGCCGCCGCCGGAACCGGACAAGAGCTGGGACACCGCGGTCGTCGCGGTCCGCCGCTGGCAGGATGCGACCACCGCGCTGGACTGGCTCAAGACCGGGCAGCACCAGTTCGTGAGCGCGTCGGTGGACTCGATCTCCGAGTTGCAGTACCGGAATGTGGAGAAGGTCGCCGGCCGGAGCCAGGTCAAGTTGCAGCACTGGGGCGAGGTGCTGCGGGAGACCGGCGGGTTCGTCCGGGACCTGCGGGACCTGACGTTCCACCCGACCAGGCCGTTGAGCGCGGTGTGCATCACCGCGATGTCCCGGCTGGACAAGGAGGGGATCCTGCGCCCGCACCTACAGGGCCAGTTGCAGGCGGTCATTCCCTACCTGCTGGACGTCTGCGCCTACCTGTTCGTGGACGTGGACGAGAACGGGGCGGAGATCCGCCGGCTGCTGACCCGGCGGCGGGACGGCAAGGAGGCCGGGGAACGGGTCCGCGGCAAGATCCCGGCGTTGATGAACCTCAAGAGCATCGAGGGGCTGACCGACGACGAGGTGATTGCCAAGAATGTCAACTACCAGTTGATCATGAAGAAGGTGTTCAAGCCCGGGGTGGCCATCGCCGCCCCGGCAATCCAGGAGCCGCTGGTCGCGGGACCGGCGCCGGACAACGAGGAGCAGGGATGAGCATGGTGGACGAGGACGAAGGATTCTCGCTGGCCCAGGAGATGGCGGCGTTCGGCGACGAGCTGCTGGGCAAGGCGTACCCGACCGGCGAGTACGACATGTTGGTGAAGAAGGCCACCGCCGGCAAGAGTCAGGGCGGCAAGCCGCAGGTGAAGGTGGTGTTGCAGTTCCTGAGCGGACCGTATGCCCCCAAGACCGTGCCGGACCAGCTGACCTGGTCCGCGGAGAGCGACGTGGCGGCGCGGATCTTCGCCCAGGCCATGGAGAAGCTGGGCGCCACCCAGAAGTGGATCCAGCAGGCCAAGCCGACGATGACGGTGGTGGCGGCGCGGATCCAGGGCGCCAAGGTCAAGGTGAAGCTGACCGAGGACGACTGGAACGGCACCCCGCGGAACAAGGTCGCCTACATCTCCACGATCGCCCTGGGCGGACCGGGCGCGGCCGGCAACGGGGCGACGGCCGCGAGTCCGGCGGTCGACGCGGAGGATCTGGACGAGCCCGCGGTGAGCGTGCCGGCCAGCGCGGACGCGGAAGATCTGGAATGGCCGTGAGTTAGCGAAGCGCCCGACCTCCGGGGGGATAGCGGCCGGGCGCTTCTGGTCATGGGCCCGGGGGGGTTGGGCAAACATGACGTGTTGATAACAGTAACGCTGTTCTGGCGGAGGGTCAAACCGTGGAGTTCCCGGACGTCAAGGTGTTCGTCCTGACCCACATCGACCAGGTGGCCAAGTTCTGGGACTGGCTGACCAGGCCGGGCCGGGAGTTCCTGGCGATGGACATCGAGGCCACCGGACTGGACTGGTCGGCGCCCGGGTTCAGGGTCCGGATGATCCAGGTCGGGGATGAGAACAGTGGTTGGGCGATCCCGTTCCAGGACTGGCGGGGACTGGTCCAGGGCATGTTCGACTTCGTGGAGCGGGCCCGGATCGACCTGGTCTGGCACAACGTCGGCTACGACTCGATGGGGCTGCGCCGCGAGGGCATCACCCTCGACTGGTCCCTGGTCAAGGACACCTTCGCGCTGGCCGCGCTGGGCGGCTACTGCGAGGAGCCGCGCGGGCTGAAGGAGAACGCGGTCCGGGAACTGGGCCCGTGGGCCGGCCTGGGCCAGGTGGTGCTCAAGCGGGGCATGGCGACCCAGGGCTGGACCTGGGAGACCGTCCCGCTGGGCTGGCGCCCGTACCCGCTGTACGGCGTGGTGGACGTGATCGTCACGGCCCGGCTCTGGCGCAAGTGGCAGCCGCGGTATCTCAAGTGGCAGGAGATGCATGACCTCGAGGTCAGTGCCATGCGGATCACCGGCAACATGAGCTGGCACGGCCTGCCGGTTGACATCGGCTACCTGGACGGGAAGATCGCCGAGGTCGCGGCCGAGGAGCAGGGGATCGTCGAACGGCTCAAGGCCAAGTACGGGCTGAACCCGAGCCAGCCGGCGGCAGTGGTCAAGGTGCTGACCGAGCTGGACCTGTTCGGCCCGGACCCGGTGCTCACCCCGACTGGCAAGAAGTCGGTGGACGAGGTCGCGCTGGGCCGGATCAATCACGAGATCTCCCGGGACGTGATCCGGTGGCGCGGGCTGCACGGTACCCGGATCAAGTACCTGACCAAGCTGCGGGACAAGGCGGACGCGGACGGGCTGGTGCACCCGGGGATCAAGAGCATGGAGGCCAAGACCGGCCGGATGTCCATCGAGGACCCGCCGATGCAACAGCTCCCGGACGACGACATGGTCCGCAAGGCGATCATCGGGCGGGGCGAGGACCATCAGGTGATCAGTTGCGACTGGTCCCAGATCGAGCTGCGGATCTGGGCGTCGATCAACGGGGACGCGCCGCTGATCCAGGCGATCAAGGACGCGGACAACTCCGTGCCGAAGGTCGACTTCTTCACCTCGTTGTGCCGGTCCCTCTATCAGGAGCCCGGATTCGTCAAGGGCGACCACCGGCGGACCAAGGTCAAATCGTGCGTACCGCTGGACACCGAGATATTGACGCGGCGAGGCTGGCTAACCTACGACCAGGTACGAGTCGGGGATTTGACACTCGGCTACGACCACAAGACTGGACGGTCGACATGGACACCGGTGACTGCGGTGCACATCTATGATGATGGTGACGTACACCGGCTCCATAACTCGTTCTTCAGTGCTCGGTGCACTCTGAACCATCGGTGGGTCACTGCGGACGGATTCGCGTTCACCGAAGACATCCCCGGATCGCATCACTATGACCACAACATTCTCAGCGCTCCGGCGCAGGACGGTGACCTACCGCTGTCTCCGGATGAGGCGGCGCTGCTCGGTTGGGTGCTCACCGACGGATCACTCACCAGAAGCAAGTTCACCGGGAAGACCGCGCAGGGAGGTGACGGCAGACGACGCGGCATCGTCATGCGGATCTACCAGAAGAAGTTGTCTGGGATCGCTGACATCACCGGTCTGCTCACGCGGTTGAGCGTGCCGTACACCACGTACCGGTCCAGAGAACAGACCGTATTCAATATGCGAGCCGACTATGCCCGTGACCTCGTCCGGCGTGCAGAGATAGACACCAAGAAGAACTTCGATCCGTGGCAGTTAGCTACCGGGCTCACTGAACAGGCTCGGCGCGGGATGATCCGGACGATGCTGTTGGCTGATGGCTTGGGAGATGGCAGCAGCATCGCCAAGACCGGATCGGTAGCAGAACTGTTCCTAGCGCTCGGCTATCTGACAGGGCACCTGCCGCGGGTTACTGTTCGACAGCCGAATGGCAAGGGCTGGCAGAAGCAGCCGATCGAGGTGATTCGCCACGGCAAGCGGACTTTCTTCACCGGAAACCGAACCACCTTGGAGCAGGTGGGGATTCAGCCAGTCTGGTGTGTGTCAACCGGGCTCGGATCTTGGACCATGCGGCAGGGTAGGACGCCGATGCTGACCGGCAATTCGTTCTACGCAAAGATGTTCACCGGCGGGATCGAGGTCGCGGCGGCCACGGCCGGCGTGACGATCTCCGAGATGGTGCCCACCTGGCGGACGCTCGGGTCCGCCTTCGAGTCCCTGGCCGACCTGGGCCGCAAGCTGGTACAGACCGGCAAGGTGAACGGGCAGCAGGTCTGGTGGATCGACTCGCCGTTCGGCCGGCGGTTCGCGGCGCGGGACAAGCGGGCGATCCGGGTGGTGCCGAACTACGTGGTTCAGGGCACCGCGGCCATCGCGCTGAAGAAGGCGCTGGTCGTGATGGATGCGCTGGGCATCGGCGACTACCTGATGCTGCCGGTGCACGACGAGGTGCTGGCCAGCGCGCCCAAGGACGAGACGGACGACGTCCAGGCGGTGATCGCAGACGCGATGAACTCGATCCTGACCGAGGAGGAATGGGGGATCGGCGTGCCGGCCGAGCCACATTCGGGAATCACCTGGGCGGAAGCGAAGGCCGGCTGATGGCGCTGTACGACCCGATCCCGTTGCCGTTCGATCCCGCCGGGGTCCCGGATCCCAGCCCGACCTGGTTGTCGTTGCTCGAGGACCAGGCGTACTGGTCCGACGGGCCGTGGCCGTGCAGCTTCGCCTACAAGGGCACCTGTACCGAGGGACGGTTCGTGATGACCCGTTGCCATCGAGACGAGCCGGGGAACAACAGCGTGATCAACACCCGGTGTCCGGGGCACCAGCGGCGTTGGGTGCTGTCCCGCTACGGGGTTGACATCGGATGATCCAAGCCATTGATCCGGGTGGAAACATTGGTTGGGTCCGCGCGGTGCCCGGGCCGGCGCCCAAGCTGCTGGACGTCGTTACGTCCGGAGAGACCCGGGCGCACATGAAGTTCCTGGACATGATCTACCAGGACTGCCGGGCGGGGCAGATCACCCAACTCGTGTGCGAGACGTTCCGCCCGATGGGCGGCCGGGCCCGGACCTGGCAGCCGGACGCGCTCGAACAGATCGGCGTGATCCGCTGGATCGCGCACCGCACCGGCGTGCCGCTGGCCATGCAGACCCCGGCCGAGGCGCGGGAGTTCTCGACCGCGGAGAAGCTGGCGTTGTTCAAGGCGGACCAGGTGCACGGGGACGACGCCCGGATGGCGCTGCGGCACCTGATCCGGTTCCGCTGGATCCAGTACTACGGCTGATGTTGATAGGGTTGACATATGGTTGTTGCAGGTGAGCAATTCAAGATCTGGGAGATCGGACCGGAGTCGGCGCACGCCGGGCGGATCGGCATCGGCCTGACGTCGCGGTTCCACAAGAAGGTGAAGGAGCTGCCGGGCACCCGATTCAGCAAGGGGGACGACGTCTGGACGATCTCGCGGACCTATCCGAGCGCGTTGATGCTGGGTGCGTTGAGTCGGGAGATCCGGGTGCCGATCAAGCCCAGTGCGGACCTGGCCGCGTGGGTGAAGGCGGAGAAGGCGGACTGGACCGAGCTGGCCCAGCGGGCCGCGCTGGTGATGGTCCCGGAGGCGGACAGTGTCGAGGGGGTCTTCCGGCACCAGGTCGCGGACGTGGGCTGGTTGACCTTCGGCGGCGGACCCAGCGGCCGGCTGCTGCTCAACGAGATGGGAGTTGGGAAAACTCGAGCGGTGCTGCTCGGGCTGGCAGAGCTGGATGCGTTCCCGGCCCTGGTGATCTGCCCGAAGGCGGTGATGGTCAAGGGCTGGGTGACCGAGATCGAGGCGGTGCTGCCGGATCGGACGGTGCTGGCGCCACGCACCCCGGCCCAGCGGCGCAAGGCGTTCACGATGGTGCTGGACGGCAAGACGGATGTCCTGGTGCTGGGTTACGAGGCGATGCGCACGCACACCCGGTACGCACCGTACGGATCGGTGGCACTCAAGCGGTGCCCTGACTGCGGCGGCCCGAAGGCCGGGGACGAGATGGTCACCGCGACCAAGTGCCAGGCGCACGAAAAGGAGCTGAACAAGATCAAGTGGCGGGCGGTGGTCGCGGACGAGGTGCACCGGGCCCTGACCGCGACCAGCCAGACCCGGATGGCACTGGCCGGCGTGGTCCGCTCCACGGCGCCGGGGACGCCGCGCTGGGCGTTGACCGGCACCCCGGTGAGCAAGCGGCCGGACGGGCTGTGGTCCCTGCTGAACTACGTGGACGAGGCGGCCTGGCCGGTCAAGAGCAGCTGGGTGGACCGGTTCTGCGAACAGGGCTTCGACGGCAGCGGCTACTGGGTGACCACCGGGTTCAAGGCGGAGACGGAGAAGGAGCTGCGGACCTCACTGGATGCCATCACCCGGCGGGTGCTCAAGGCACAGGTGCTGGACCTGCCGCCGTTGATCCGCGGCGGTTCGCTGGTGCACGAGGTGGAGATGGGCACCGAGCAGCGTAAGGCGTACGAGGCGAT